TTCAATCTTAGGTTGGAGATGTCTTCATTGGATTATAAGAACTATCATCTTCTTTGTAAAAAGAAGAAGGAACGAGTACCACTAAAGAAGGTAATGAGGAAAACGTTAAACGTTAACCGAAAATACCTACTCAATAATCAACCCATCCAAGGGAAGATTATAGCTTTAGGGAAAAGTTCAAGTTCTTATTGTCCGATTACTGGCACCACCATAAATGTGAGAAAGACAGAAAAATTAGTTAAAGAGAAAAAGGTAGAACCACTACAGACAGAGATTATTCAATTTCAGTCTGGCATTAGTACTATCAAAAGACAGTTCATAGTGGATACCCTCAGGTACGACTGGAAGACCGGGCGGAAAGAAATCCGCACGGACACCCATGATTGTCCCGAGACGCCTCAAATAAAACTTAGGAAATAGTGAGGATTTCTCTTTAATCTTATCTAACTTTTCTTTATTTTTTGTTGTTATCAATTTCTCACATTCAAGCTCGGCAAATAACTTAAAGAATACGTTACCAAAACAGCTTGAAAGGGGGGATTTATCATCCTCCGATGGAATCATATAATCTTTAATTTCGTCTCGAACGAGATTCCATAAATGATCGGAGGCTACCTTATTACCATATGGAAGAGAGGCTTTTAAACCATAACCTTCAATAGAAAAATTCTTCCGATAATAACACCAGGCTAAACGACGTTGTGCTTCGCTCAACTGATAGCCATGTGTCGCAGGTAGACCTAATCCTCCTAAAACTCGGGGCAAAAACCAAGGTAAGGAACCAAATGACTGAAGCTTTCGAAGATGTAGACGTATAAAACGAGCTACTAGCTTCTCCTGAATTTCCTTGGAATGACCCCGTATCAGCTCATGACAATAGACTCCATACTTAAACATATCGTCGTCCTGATCTGACCCAAACTCAACACTACGACCAATGCAGTAGAGCATACCCAGGTTCACATAAGGCTTCGGTACAAAGACTTCTTCAAAAGTCTCAGTGCCTTCGCAAATGTCTACTATGGTTACCTTACCGCTTGGTTCGTAGGAGTACATGGTCGAATTAATGACGGCGAATTTATCACTTATATAAGATTTTCCCACGGATAATGAGAATCCGGCTGCTTCACAAAATCGCTTAAAACGTTCGTAATGGGCTAAATTTGTAACAAATAAGTTATCATCACCGTTAATCATAATCCTTCCCCCTTTAAGGGGAAAGGGTTGAAGATCTCCGGGACGAGAAGCCCAAGTCACTGCAGCATTTATAATACAAAGAATGGGAAAACTGGAGGGAGAACCCATGAGCTGACCTCTCCGCTGTTGACCGATTTTGACGATATAATCGTCAGTCCAATGGCTGAGAACTGAGTTATATTTCGAATCTTTATTTTTAACTTTAACAAAGGTATGAGGTAAAACACTATCTAAATAAATCTTTCCTAAACGTTCGGATAAACCCAAACGTTTGGCAATACCTTTGGCGACATATTCGGTTAACTCTAAATTAATCCAATCCGTTGCATTTGAGTAATCAACAGACGCGAAAAATTCATCCTTAGACAAGCGACCCATACAACGAGAAAGTAAAATCTCATCTACAGGACCACCCATCAATTGAAAAATTTCATGTTTCCGCATCTGTTTATGAATAACCTTTTGAATGTACTTACAAAGATAATATCTAAAAGGAGGACCCTTCGTTATCATACGAACTTTCAAAGGTTCGGCCAACGCAATAGGTTCTGCTATACATTCTTCAGATTCAGCATACTCTAAACAACGTCTCAACCATCGATCGATATCCTCCGAGTCATAACTTGGAAGAGAGTATCGAAAATGGGGAAACAAAACACTTGAAAAGGTAAAATTCTTATCATAAGGAAGAGCCTTAGGGTTAATCTTAAGCGAACCACTTTGTGCATTCGCTATTAACCACTCGGGTTCATTTATAACACAAAACGTAACCTTTTCAGATGATACACTAGGGTAAAAATCAGAATTCATTAGACAATCAACAGTAAAACCCTTATTCTCAAAGTCAATATTAAAACTTTCTTTAGCCCGAGATATTATATGACTAAAGGCACCCCCACTATTTCGATCACACATTCCAGAATATGAAATGTGGGAAGATCTAGAAGGTACCTGAAAACCAATATCAATATCATCGGGACTAAGCGATCTGAGAATTATATCATCTATGCACCGCTTAATAGGTTCAAAAAGATTTTCCTCTACGGTGCAAGTTCCCCATTGACAATGAGCATAAAAACCAAATTTTCCATAATTATCACAGTCATGATTTCCAGAACTGAAACGATATTCATAACAATTCTGTGAATTACAAACATGCTCATTGCAACCCTCAATCCAACGTTCCCTTTTATATTCTTCATAGGTACCAGGTGTATAACCAGGATAATTCTTAGGTACCTGCATATCCTCCAAATATTTTCTTTTTTTCTTCTCAACAAACTCTTTTGTGGCTTCGGGACAACCCTTTTTCATCTGAGAAAGGGAATGAGCCAAGCGAAGCGCAGGATCAGTTTTATTGCGAAGAAATTGACGACGAACACCAAATATGTAAGAATACATACTTCCACCCAATAAAATATGACTTTTATCTTCAGGGGGCACCCACTTAGGACGTGGGGGTAATTCGTTATCAATAAGATATGCACCAAGGGAACAGACTTTCCATTTAACGTATTCAATGGCCAGGTCAAGAAGATAGTAACCTATCAATCTTAATCGAAAAACCTGCCAACCGTCACTTTTTCTAAGTAAATAATCATGCATGCCATGGTCCTTAAAGACCAATTTTAAACAATCAATTACTTGATCGGCATTTAAACATGAACGACGGAAGTTATCAACATTGACTTCAGGAATATCCTCTCTGCTAATAAACGAGAGGTCAACCTGTGCAAAATAGTCATTGTTGACGACACAAAGGAATAATCGACTTTCTTCCTCTGTGAAGGGAGTAGATTTACCAGCTACTACCAGCCAAGCTGGGATCCCAAGAATTATCTTTTGGGGACCGGCTCCACTGACATTGCCCTTTGCTGGGCGCCATACCTGCTGTCTCTTCTTTTCTTTCATTAGATCGAATTGATTATGACGAGGTTCCAT